CCCAAGTAAAGAAGACATAAAGAATGCTCAATACGATAAGAAGCTTTTTAACAAGTTTGTAGATCTTGTGTACTCTGATGTATCAGATCGTACTATCTATGCTCTTGTAGATATTATCAAAGCTGTAAAACTTATTTACGGTTATGATGATAAAGAGGCTCTTCTTAATGTTTGTTCTCTTGTAGCCCCTAATCATGCTGCTGCTCTTAGTGGTAAATTAGAGACTAAGCGAGAGAACAATGTTTCTTCACTTATTCAGCAATTACCTAGCGTTCTTTCTGCAGGTAACGATGGTTACTCTGCTGTATTTGTAAGACAGCTTGTTACCGAATTGAATGAGCTTGGTAAAATGAGTAGCTATAAAAGTAAAGCAACTATGCTTAAATCTGACCTGATAGTTATTCTTAGTAACTCTAGTCATGTAGACCCAAGTTTTGTATCAACTTTAAATTTTGAATTTTAATGAGAAAGCTTAATTATAATGAGTATAAAAGAGAGTATGAGTTAAGAGAAAATAGACAAAAACGAATTGATGATGCACAACCAAAGTGCATCATCAACAATTCGCTATCTAAAGAAGACGGCCAGCTTGTGTTTAAAGGATTTGGGGATAAGATTCCTACGCATAATGATTTTATGCAACAACAAGGAGCAGATAATCTTTTGTCTGATATTTATAAGCATTGGCACAGTTCTGAAAAAAAGTATGATATACGACCAGAAAAATACTGGTGGCATTATATACTTTCAAGGGTAGATAATCATTTGTTACAAAAACTTACTAATAATAATACATTGTATAGTTATGTAGCAACTGAAAAGACTGTTGATCTGTTATTAAAACTACTTAAAAATTATACTCCAGAAGAACTTGAGCAATTTGCTAATGATATGCAGGCACAAGCTTCAGGAGATCCTAATGCTCAGCCTAGTAAAGATATCTTAGATAACATTGATAAATTTTCTAACAGTGCTCAAAATAGTATTAAGAAGAAAATTAGTGATATTGAATCTCTTCCTGGTGGTATGATGAGTGGTGATGCGGCAAATGACATAGAACAGTTAGAAGCTCTGCCTAAAGATATTATGAGTAAACTCAAGTCTATTAAAAAAGGCCAGATATCTAATTTCTTGAAAGCAACTATTGATTATGCAATTGAAGCTACTACAGGAAAAGAAAGAGTTCTTGAAGAATCTATATTCGAAGCAGATGAAATAGATGATATTTCTAACCTAGAAAACTTTGCTCATGTTGCTTTGTTTGATGATCTTATGGTCACCAAGAAAACTAAACATGTAAGTTTTGATATTTATATAGATGATTCTGGTTCTATGGGAGCTAGATTATATAAAGGAGATTTTTGTGGCACACAAAGACGCACACTAGCACATCTTCTTTCTTTTAGACTTATGCAGTTAAATATTCTTAGAAAGACTTATTTATTTTCTCGTTCTGGTGAATTGAAAGAAATTGATAAAACAGACTTATTTAAGCCTTTATTTTGCGGTGGAACTGATATTTATCAATGTATAAAAAAAGCTAAGAAACAGAATAGACCTTCAATTCTTGTTACTGATGGGTATGATAGCTTTGATAGAACAGAAGGGTATTACAAAGACATGTATATCCTTGTCATAGGAGATTCTTTGCCTGATTGTTTTGGTAAATACGCTGAGAACAATCAAATTTTGTTTTTCCAAAATGGAGAGTTCACTAACAAGTATTTTATAGAAGATAAATACGGTAGTATACTCCCTAAATTTAAAAATCATGCAGAAACCGTCTGAGCAGTATGAACGTGTAAAAAAGCTTCTGCAGTCAGATTCCCGATTACGGGAGTCTGATCGCAAGCTTATGTCTAGAGTCTGGTATGATGACCTTGTTAACAAAGGTTATAATGTAGATTCTATGACTGTAAAAGAGTTTCTTACTTTACTAAGTATGAATGGGTTAGCTTCTTATGAGAGCACAACTCGTGCAAGACGTAAGGTAATGGAGCTTCATGCCGAACTTCGAGGTACTGGCTACTCAGCTAGAAAATCTCAAGAAAAAGAAGTAAAAACTGATATTAAAGATTGGAAGGTCATTTGACCTTCCGTATCTTTGATGTCTTTTCTAATTAAAAATCAATCAAAATGGACAAAAGCAATCAAATCCTCAGTGACATCGTAGTGTTTAACAAATATGCTAAGTATGTACCGAGTGAAGAACGAAGAGAAACGTGGAATGAAATCGTAACACGTTACGTAGAAATGATGAAGAAACGGTACCCAACAATTGTAGATAAGATAGAAGAGAACGCTAAATATTTGTATAACAAAGAAGTATTGATGTCAATGAGAGGTGCACAGTTTGCTGGCCCTGCTATTGAAAAATCAGAATCCAGAGTGTACAATTGCGCTTATCTTCCTATTGATGATTATCGTGCATTTAGTGAGACAATGTTTTTGTTGCTTGGGGGTACAGGTGTTGGATACTCAGTACAACGTGACCATGTAAATAACCTTCCTGATATACATAAACCTAAGAAAAACCAAAAGTATCTTGTAGGAGATTCTATTGAGGGATGGGCTGATTCAGTGCGTCATCTTATGTCAGCATACTTTGGTATGAGAAAGACAAAACCTGTATTTGATTTCTCTGATATCAGACCTAAAGGTGCGAGGTTAGTTACAGCAGGTGGTAAAGCTCCTGGGCCTGAGCCACTTAAGAAATGCCTATTCAATCTTGAACTTATACTTGAGCGTAAAGAAGATGGTGAAAAGCTCACACCTATTGAAGTACATGATATGATCTGTCATATTGCAGATGCTGTACTTGCTGGAGGTATCAGACGAGCTGCTCTTATCTCTTTATTTTCTGCAGATGATGATGAGATGATAGCATGTAAAAGTGGTGCTTGGTGGGAAAAGAATCCTCAACGTGGACGTGCTAATAACTCTGCTGTTTTACTACGTCATAGAATTACAAAGAAGTTCTTTGTAAACCTATGGAAGAAGATTGAAGAGTCAGGATCAGGAGAGCCTGGTACATATCTTACAAATGATAAGGATTGGGGTACAAACCCATGCTGCGAGATAGCATTGAGACCATTTCAATTCTGTAACCTTACAGAAATAAATGCAGGTAATGTAAAAGATCAACTCGATCTAAATCAGAGAGCAAGAGCTGCAGCATTCTTTGGAACATTACAAGCAGGTTTTACTAATTTTCACTACCTGAGACCTATTTGGAGAGAGACAACTGAGAAGGATGCTCTTGTAGGTGTAGGTATGACAGGCATTTGTAACGGTGCAGTGTATCCTCTTGACCTTAAAGAGGCTGCAAGTATTGCAATTGAATCGAACTATCAGACTGCAAAGCTTATAGGAATCAATCCTGCAGCCCGTATCACTACAGTAAAGCCAAGCGGTACTACATCATGTGTGGTAGGTACAAGCTCTGGTATACATGCATGGCACTCTAAGTATTACATCAGACGTATGCAATGCAACAAGGATGAGGCATTGTATCAGTATCTTGCTATACACCATCCTGAACTTGTAGATGACATGAAACTTATTCCTAATTCTGCAGTTATTGAGATTCCTCAAATGGCTCCAGACTCTGCAACCTTGCGAGAAGATGAGACAGCATTGGAAATGTTGGAACGTGTTCAGCGTTGGAATACAGAATGGGTAAGAGAAGGCCATATTCATGGTGCAAATACTCATAATGTATCTGCTACTGTATCAGTTAAGCCTGATGAGTGGAAAGGTATTGTAGAATGGATGTGGGAACATAGAGAAAGTTTTAATGGTCTATCAGTTCTTCCTTATGATGGTGGTACTTATGTACAGGCACCGTTCGAAGAGATAGATAAAAAAGAGTTCGATAAACGATATTCTTTATTAACAAAACTTGATCTTACTAAAGTAGTAGAAATAAGTGATAACACAGACCTTTCAGCAGAACTTGCTTGTAGTGGAGGTTCATGTGAGGTTGTAAACTTATAATAAACGAGAACGTAAGACTTATGAGACAGAGACGTTGCAAGAACCACGTATGGCGCAAGGACTACCTCAACGGTGGTAAGAAGTGTCAGGTGTGCGGATACAAGAGAGAAACTCCAGTAAGAAATAAAGACGTAGAAGAATGAGGTCAAGTCAAAGACTGACAAAACAGATCAAAAAGTCAACTAATAACCTTACAAAATGACAGAGAAAGTAAAACGTAAAAATATAGAACCTTCGCTATTTGAAATAGTAGCTGAATACGGTACATACTATGTAGTAGCTTATGACGCAGCTCATGCTATTACATCATTGATTGAAGAATGGAGTAGTGTAAAGGACATTAAATCGGTAAAGAAATTGACGGATGATGTATTGAAAACTCTATTCGTAGCTAAAGAATGTTTACCTCAAGGACTTGTAAATAAAACTGTAGATGATAACTAAAGTAAAACGTAAGAGTATGGTCATCAGACCGTCAGGACGTTCTACTGATTATATCTCTCCTTCCTTTGGGCATGGTTGTCTTTATGATTGTAGCTATTGTTATATGAAACGTAGTAAACCTACGGGTCTTACTATAGCTACAAACACAGAGGAGATTCTTACAGAAATATCAACTCATGCATATTTTGCAACAGTTGATAAACCTAACCAGACCCATCCTGAATATATTACTTATGATATCTCGTGTAACGAGGACTTTGCACTGCATGCTAAACATCATGAGTGGAAGAAGATATTTCAGTTTTTCAAAGAACATCCAATTGCTATGGGTTCATTTGCTACTAAGTATGTGAATCCAAATCTTGTAGACTTTGATCCAGGCAAGAAAGTACGTATCAGATTCAGTCTGATGCCACAACACATGTCTGATATACACGAACCGAACACCAGTAAAATAATAGATAGAATAAAAGCCATTGACGCTTTTATAGAAAGTGGTTATGATGTTCATGTAAATTTCAGTCCTGTGATACTTTATCAGAACTGGAAAGAAGACTACAAAGAATTATTTCAAATGCTTGATGATTATGTAGATTACAAGGATCAAGTATTAGCGGAGGTTATATTCCTTACACATAATGAAGCTAAGCATTTTAAAAACTTAGAAACTAACCCTGATGCAGAAAAGTATTTATGGGTACCTAAAATACAAGAAATTAAGATTTCTCAGTATGGAGGACTTAATTTACGTTATAAAAGTAAATTAAAGTCAGAATATATAAGTAATTTTACAAAATTACATGATAAGATTATCCCTTGGAATAAGATTAGATATATATTTTAGTCTATGAAAGATTACGAATTTAAAATCCTATCTATTACAATACTAGGCTTATGCCTACTTGTAGTAGCTTTAGGAATGAGAGTAGAAACACTGCAAAATGAATTTAATAGTAAGCAATCTGATCAAATCGTACCTACCATACCTGATAGCATTTCTATTGGGCGTGATAGTAGCTTGGAAAGGCTGCGGTGACACTAGCGGTAAGACTATAACAACAGTAATAGACAGACCAGTTCCGACTATTGAATATGTAGATCGCTGGCAGACTGACACTGTTAGATTTGTCAAACGTCAAATTATTAAAACCGTTGATACAGTTTACAGCGAGAGAGTGATTAATCGTTTAGATACTGTGTTATTAGTTGATACTGTTAAGATTATTGAAGCCTGGTTAACTGAAGTAGCTAAGTACGATACAACAATAGAACAAAAGTCAGCTACACTAGCTTTGTCTTGGCAGAATTATCAAAATAGATCCGAAAATCTTACAGTAAGTTATACTCCTAAGAAAATAAATTCTAGTTTTTCAATGGGCCTACATGCTAAAGTGGGACTAGTTTCTGATTTTAAAATGCAATACACTCCTATGGTAGGAGCTGGTATTGGCTTTAAAATAAAAAACAATTATCTAACTGCTGACTATGGTTACCTTCAACAACATTATGTTGGAGTAACCTATGGTCGGTATTTCTTAAATTTTTAATATGAATTATTCTGAATTAGAATCTGCTGTAGAACAATGGGCAGAAGATCGCGGTATTTTCGATAAAGCCACCGCATTAAAACAAGCGCTTAAAACTCAAGAAGAGGTAACTGAATTAGTAAATGCTATCATAGATAATGATTTCGATGAAATCCAAGACGCTATGGGTGACATTCTAGTAACACTTATTATTCAAGCAGGAATACAAGGGGTTTCTCTCGAATCTTGCCTGGAAGGAGCTTATAATGTTATAAGCAAACGTACAGGTAAAATGGTTAATGGTCAATTTGTAAAAGATGAGCACTGATACGCTTATTGATCTTTGGAAGCACAAATTAAACTTAGGTGATTGGGATATAATAACTCATCAAGTAGATCCAGAATATATTTTATACAACGGTGAAAAATATTTTATCGGAATATATAGAGATTTTGGTAGAAAGAAAGCTATTATATATCATGACATTGCTTTAGATGAAGAAAGCATTGTTCATGAGTTATTACATATAGTATATCCTGAGCCTAAGCAAGACGAGACCTTTCAAGACTATGAGCGTTGGATAACTGAGGCTGCAGAAAATCTTACTCAATCTGAAGATACTTGGAAACCTGTTTCTTATATTTCAAAAATGTTTACAGGATTTCAGCCCCATCATCATTTAGAAGCAATAACTAAGCGAAACTCTTGTAAAGAATAAAAAATAAATTGGAAATGAGTAAAAAAGACGACTACTATGGAATTTTAGTTACCTATAATACGCATGATAAAACTTGGTATGCATTTTATAGAAGAGACATAGATTACTACTGGGCCAAAAGAGATTCTATATTAAAAGGTTCTGGGTCTTCTGCTGAACAAGCGATTGATAACTATTTAAAATTAAAAAATGAAGAAGCAAACAAAACTTGAAATACTTGGTATGAGTGCTATGTATGTGCTTGTATTTTTACTTTTTATAATAGGCGCAATCAACGGTTGTAATGCTCAAAGCTATCAGCATGCTGTTCCTAGCATAAATAAAGACACATTGTATCTTAAAAAAGGAGATATGCAAAATGTTTTTATCTCTGTTTGGGATGAGTATGAAGAGTGTCCTATTATATTTATTTGCGATTCAATTAATACTCATCGCAAACGGTATTTGGACAATATTTTAGCATACAGAAAAGAATCGTTATATTTGTTAAATGAATTACAGTAACAAAAGAGGAGAAAACGAGAGCTATGAAGATTATAAAGAGCGCCTCAAATTCTTAAATCGTTTAAAGAAAAACAGATCTATTTTGGTATGGCCTAGCAAAAGCGCAGGTACATATACTAAAGATTCAGGAGAAAGCCTTTCTCTTGTAGGAGATCAAATGAGAGGGCTTATTAAAGCTGAGCTTGATCAATATAACGATTGGGAAACTGTAAATAAAGATTCAGAATTGTTAAAAGATAATCATGATACTGGGACAGAAGATCCCAAGTCTGTATAGTTTTATTGGTGATTGGTTTTACTATACAGTAAAGAAGGTGGAGAGAAATCTCCACCTTTTTTTTACCGAAACTGTACATTATCTAGTTTTGTTAGTTTCTGTATAAAAACTAACAATATCTTTCATGTAAGCACTTCTAGTGAAATGTTTATAGAAAGGAACTGTATCAAAAAATCTTTTTTCAATTTTATACTGACCTTTTCTGAGACCTGATTTATATATTTCAGGACTTTCTCCAGATAAAATAGCGCCAACGTCTGTCATTCCTTGCCCTAGTAAATTTACAATTCTTTCAATCATTGTTACAGTTGCTGCAGGATTTCTTAAGATACGACTAAGCTCTATAAGCGATGTATACTGACGTAACTCACTATATAAACGAAAAGCAAAGAAACTTAATCTAAAATACATTTTTTCAGCTTCTTCATCATCTTCTGATTTAGCCATTCCTGCTAGTGCAAGACCCATCATATTAGTAGCAACCATAAAACCAAGCTCTGAAACGAACCTGTGCATATTAGCTTTTTCTGTTTCTCTAAGCTCGCTCCAATTTTCAGAAAGCACTTGCCATTTAAGATCTTTTAAATCACTTATTGATTTTCCTATAAATTTATAAACAGTTGCATATAAACCTCTAGGCACCACAGTACCTTTCATAGGATCAAATATTAAATACCTATAATGTGGAGGTCTTTGGTTTTTATTTAGATATTCTCCTTCCAAGGTTTCTCCTTTCTCTTTGTCTAAGGTAGCATAAGTCCCAATAAAAGGAGTATAGTCCATAACAACTTTTCTAATACCTCCCCATTTTCTTTCTTGACCAGGTGCTAAATATTTTTTATGCTGCACCATTAAATTACCTAACAACAATCTTTGGAAGTTGATACTATTTCTAACACTGTAATTACCATGTAATTGCTGATTTATCCTTTGTACAATGTGAGTTATTCTGATATTGCCTTTTCTTCTTTGGTCTAGACTTTTATACTCATATTTTCTATATCGGGAGCCTTGTTTAATTTCAATCTGAGATACTTCGTCTGTATAAGTAATCCTTCCGTCTTTTACATTAAATGTATCGTACAGACTCATAGCATCTTCTCTCTTATCTACACGTTTTGTTACGTCTTTTTTAGATATGTATTTACCATCAGCATCTAAAACTTTTATATTTAAAAGCGTTGCTATCATAGTAACACTTTGTACTTGTTTTTCTACTGTATGATTTAAAATATGAAAACTAGAACCGTGTATTAACTGCCTTGCTTTTGTATTGTATGCGTAGTTAAATTCTCTGTGGTCAAAATTGTTAACAGGATCGAATATATAGTTTAGTAGATTTATTTTAGAATACTTGTCAACAGGTTCTAAAACATCTTGCACTTGATTTAAAAAATCTGTCATATATAACCCTTCTGCTTTTGCAACCTGACTTGCAGTATAAAATTCACCTGCAACCCCTTCTGTTATAGTTAATGTACTGGCTAAAGATAGGTTAGCAATACTAGAATCTATGTTACCTGACAGCATTGTTAAACTTGTATACTGAGCCATCATCTGTACAATCTTGGCAACAGGAATGTTCCCTATTTTATACCCAGGATCAATTTGACGAATACCAAACATACGTTTGTCTATCTCATCTCTTAACATATTATAAGACTCTGAAGCTCTTTTATCTATATTCCTACCTGTAAAATTATGCCCGAACACAGGTAATCCTGCTTTAACAGCTAACTTTTTTCTTTTCTTTAAAATAGAAGAAAGCATTTCAGCAAATGGTAGAAACTCAATCATTTTTTGGTAGTTAATACCATTGAATGTATTAAATACAAGCATTGTATGAAGGTCTCTGGATTGCCTATCTGTTTCCATTACACCTCTATAGTAGATAGGAACGTATTGCCGCTCTCTTAACTCGTCAGATTGTGTTAATCTAAAAAATTTACGTCTTTTCTTTTTCTTTCGTCTTTCCTCTATTTCATCCTGTTCTCTTTTAAGCCTTTCATTTCTTTCTTTTTCTGTTTCTCCTTCTCTATCTACAGTGCTTATAACATCTCCTTGTTCTTCAATTTCTCCTACTACGTATTGAAAACTTTCTTCTATCCAAGGTTTTATTATTTCTGACATGTAACTATTCTTTCCAAAGAATTTTATACGTCCAAATAATCCTTTTTCAATATTTTCAAAAGACTCCATTGCAGTTTTACGCATACTAGGCATTTTAAAACGCAATTGAAATTCAAAAGGCATACTTTGCTCATTTTTTAAATGAAGCTGCATATACTCGTTATAATACTGCCATAAAACCCTTTCGTCTTCAGTACCTTCTTTATATTTTAATAGCTGGTCGTATTGAGGATTCTCATATTTTTTCTGATCTTCCTTAGATTTTGGAATTATAAAAGTTGAATGATACTTACTATGCAAATTATATAATTGATGCTGAGCATCAAAAAACTCATCACTTTTTCCTTCTTGTCTCTTCTTTGCTTTAGCTAAAGTTATTTTAGACTTTAAATCTGCCATAAGTGCTAAATCATTTTCATACGCTTTCTTTTCTTCTTCAGACATTTTTGAAGTATCTAGCGTAGGCAATGTAAAGTTTTCTACTGTGTTTTCTTCTAGCCACTCTTCATACGCAGCTAACGCTTCTTCTCTAGTAAGCTCTTCGTCATTGATAAATTGTAGCTTTTTTTCTTTTAGTAATTTTTCCCAAGCAGAGTAATACCTAGCAACAAAAAACTTGGTATAGTTTCCATCTTCATCATATTCTGCCATAAATTTAAACTGGTCTTCTATAGATTCAGGTTTTCCAAAAACCTTATTATAGCTTTCAATCATTTTAACCCGCAATTTATCTAGAATATACAATTGTTTATGGAAATCTAAACGAATCTCGTCTTCTACGATTGATAATTGAATTTGAAAAGCTCTTAACACATCATCAGGAACATCTAACATATTCATAAACATTCTATGTCCCCATGAAATATCTCCTTCTCTAGACTTTAACATGTTTCTAAAAAGAGCCTTACCTCTTTCTGTAAAGTCAGAACCTTCTTGAAGTTTTTCTTCTACAAACTCTTCAAAAGGTTTATCTATACCCCTTTCTTTTCTTTCTTGTTCTGTTTTAAATTTTTTACGGGCTGCCAAATATTGCTGCCTGTAAAGCTCTACCATTTCTTCTTCTATAATTTCTTTTCCTGTACTAAATTTATTTA